AATGCTAAGAATAATATTACTATTGCTGTATGCCAAAAATAAAACATATTAATTTTGTCCGTTTTGATCGTCCCTATTTATTTCTAATATTGCTAATGTAGCACTTATACCAGATGTAGAAGAACTTTCAAGTCTTATGGTATCATTCTCTTCTAAAATAACTGGTCCTTTTGCTATATTACAAATAGTTGGTCCAGAAATAGATGCATAAGCTATTTGATAAACAGTAGAAACAGAATCATCATTAATAGAAGCTTTTAATACTTTACTTCCAGATTCATTAGTCACTTGTATGTTTTGAATGATTGCATTGGCATTTGATGGACATGTATATACTGTTACAACAGCTGTTGTAGTTGGATCATAGAATGCGTTTTTATAAAAATTTGCCATAGTATTATTGTGTTAAATCAAAAAAGTTTAAAGATCCAATTATATCTCCTGTGCCAGTTATTGTTCTAGCTCCAAGAGTATATACATCACTCGTCCCTGCAATAGATGCTCCTAATTGAGTATCCCAGTTAAATGCTCCAGGTTCATTTAAAGGAACGTTTCCTAAAACAGAAGAAGCAACATAATCTAATTGAACAATAGTTCCACCGGTCATTGCAGTCGCAGCAACATCATATTCAACGTTAGCATCACTTGCTACAGCAGAATAAGAAGCACTTGTTAATGTTGCATTTTTAACAAGTTGTATTTCAAAATCATCAGCACTAGTTGGTAAAACTTTAATTGAACTTGGTAATACAATTGCACCTAATGCAGTTGATGCAAGTCTAATAGATACTAATGGTACTAGTGTTGTTCCAATACCTGTCAATGACGTAGTTCTTTGTGCAACATGATTTATTGAAGTAGGTTCTAATCCACCTTCTGACATAACTGAAGAGCATATTTGTTTCATTGAAGAAGAAGACGCTGTTTCTGCAGTATTTGTTATTTCATATCTTACAGGAAGTATTGCTGTTGTCATATAAACAGAAGTTCCAGTAACATTTGCAGTTTGATAAGTATGACAAATTATATAAAGTCCATTAATAATAAATCCGCATCTAACGTTACCAACACCTAACCATTCAAAATCCATCCATAGAATTTGTGGTTTTGTTAAATCTAATGTTAGTCCACTAGGTCCAGTTCCATCTAATTTATCACCATTCCAGTTAGCTTGTTCAACTCTTCTTGTTGTATTGTCTACTGATCCACCAATATAAGTTCTTAATACGAATGCTTTTGTTCCTGGAGATGCTCCAGTTAATTCAAAATAAAGTCCATTTTGAGTTCCAAAGTATCCACAACGTTGTCTTAAGTTTGCTTTAGGAGTATTCATTACAAATGTTGCAAGAACTAATAAACTTTTACCAGGTTGATAAAGCATTGATCTATAAGACTGTCTAACTACTTCAGCACCAGATGCAGTTGTTACATCTAATCTAACAGATGATTCATTTGCTAAATATGTTGTGGATCCTCCTGTTGCAGTAGAAGTGTCAAATTGATTATCTATTGCATATCTATTTTGAGAATCAAATAATGAATAAGGTTGAGATGTTCTTAATCTTCCAAATGCATCTACATTTGTTCCATTGATACTTACTGGTTGTGTAGTAACATTAATATTTTCGCAACTCATTAGCAGCCAAACCTCATGTTAAACCAAGTAAATCTTTCTACTTGTTGTTTTAAATCTTCTTGAAAAGAAAAGTTTAATTGATCTTTTAATGTCTCAAGAGCTTGTAGAACTTGTCTTTGATTATCCGGTGAATACTCTTGACTTGGTTCTGGTATGTATGTTGTAATTTTTGCCATTATCTTCTTCCATCAGGTTGAATGTCTACTCTAAATAATCCATATCTCCAGTTTTCATCTACAGATTCATTTTCAACTTTAATACTCATTAATCTATTTCTTGCTCTAGTATCTATCTTAGTTGTAGATGAAGTTACAGTATAAGGTCCCAACATCTGACTATTTTGTGTTTGAGAGGGATAATCTCTTAACAATAAAGTTATTTTAGCATTTCCATCAAGTATTTTAAAGTCTGGTATAAATCTATTTATCTTCATTAAATACTGACCATCTCCTTCTATATCTAGATCAAAGTCTCCAGATTCAATGTATGCAGGGATAGCTGTTTTAACTCCGGTATAACTTACTTCATTAACACCCACCTCATGTTCATAATAAGTAAATGCACCATATGTATTAGTTACACCATTAATAACTGGAAATGTTGGTGTTGCTGTTGATAACCATTTTGTAGCATATGGTTTATCGTATGTTTGAGCATCTGAATAAGTTGTTCTAGTTAAGGACATTGTAGTCCAAGTATTTTCAACGAAGTTATAAACTACTGATGCGTTAACCTGTGTTGAGTTGTTTGTTGGATAAAACCAAACTACTTCATTATATAAACTATTATGAGAACCATAAACAATATCTGCAGCATTATAATTTATACCTGGATTGTCTCCACCTGTTGTAAATACATAATCTTCAACAAGAGATGGTAATTGTTTAACTGTACCATCATAAACAAAAAATCCTCCACCAAACCCCATCCAGAATATTGCACCTTGTGCAAAGACTATTGAATGTTGACCAATACATCCGCAGTTTGTACCAACCTGTCTAATTGAAAAGACAAAAGGAGGGCCAACAAATTGCATAACATAAGCTGCTTGATCCGTTAAAATAAATATATAATCTTTACCTTGTACAGCTCCTACAATATAATTCCCTGTGTCTAATCTAAATGTACCTGCAGTATTTGTTGCAGTTGGTAACCAAGTATTATAATCTTCTTGGTTTGAAAATCTTATAAACATTGGATCCTGAGTTGATGGTGTTCCAATCGTTGTCTCAGTTCCAAGTAATATTAAATGTCTATCTCTATCTGATACAATTGAACAAGTTGATTTAGTTGGGGCTCCTGCTATTACAGTTGCTCTAATATTTAAAGCTCCAGATGCCGCTGGATTCCATGTATATGTTTTACCATTTTTAATAGTTGCAATTAATATTTGTCCAAAATTATCAAAGGACCAATTCGCTGGTGACAATACAACTGTTGGAGCTGTTGATGCTTCACCCCAAGCAACTGTACCATAAGTAGATGTTCCCCATCCATAACCATAAGTTTGATTAACAGGTCCTACAAATACATAAGGAGTTGTAGTTAATGTTCCACCTGCAGTAACTCCAGTTCCTGTTTCAGCTGTAGCCATTGTAATTCTAAATGTAGATGAAGATGGAACTGCAATTACTTCAAAAGTATTTGTTGTAAAACTTGCTGATGTATATCCAGTAGTCGTTGGTCCTGGTGTTGTAACTCCTGTGAATATAATATAATCACCAACTGAAAGTCCATGACCTGCTTTATTTATTGTAACTGTAGTTGATCCTGTTGTAGATGTATAAGTACATGCAGTTAAAGCTGTACCAAGTGGCGTAATATCGTAAAATGCACCTTCAAAATAAATAGCTAATATTTTATTAGTGCCTATTGCTGCATATTTATTTCCACTTAAATCTGTCCATGTGTGCTGAGCTCTTGCAACACCTGCTATTGTTTCAGGTGATAATTGTTGCCAACCACCTATTTTCTCAGGATATCCATAACGAAAACGAATAAAATCACCATCAATCCACTGACCTTCTGCGGCAGTTGCGGTATCTTGTTTGTTAAATCCAGCTTTTATAGGTATCTTTTTTAAAGGCATAAGGATTCTTATACCTTATATTTAACTAAGATGAAATACGTTTTATATCATTATTAATTAACTGCTTAGGTACAGCTTGTAGGTTAAAATGGATGAATCTAAATGGATCTATTCCATGATCTACTACAAATTCATGCTCTAAATAAGAATTAAAAAATATAAATAACCCTGGTTTCGGTTTAATTGTTATTTTTTCAGAAGCATTCGAAACATTTTTTTCATCTTTTTCTTTTAGTTGTATCATTTTTTTATTTAATCTTGGTTCATGAAAAACTGGACAAGATGTTTTATCGGAACATTTTAAAAAATAAAATCCAGAGATATGAGAATTAGAGTGGATATGAGAGTTATGATTTCCACCCCCTTCTTTTGAAAACTCTTGAACCCACAAGTCTGAAATAACTAAAGAATATAAACTAGAATCGTAACCCTGCTCATCCAATATATTTAATGCATTTACACATATAAATTTTTTAAAACCATTAAAATCATCATCGTTTGATAATGGTTTCGAATGATGAGCAAAACCAAAATCTTTATTATTGTTAAAATATTTTTTATTTTCATCTACGGCGGCTTTAATATATTTATCGGAATATTTATTTAATTCATCTACCCATTCTTTTTTTTCTAAAAAATATATAGGTGTTATAAAATAATTTTCTTTAATAAAATCTAACATTTATTTTTTTGTCTTTCGTAAATTCATTTTGTAAATCTTCAAATTCTAAGTTGAATGAAATAATTGTTTTAATTTTATCAATAAAATTTTTCTGTGATCTATGTATGAAATAAGAAGGGAAAATAATTATATCACCTTCTTCAACATCGATAGTAAAACAATTATTTAAATTATTCGGATACAAAAATTCAGTAGTAGGAGAATTTTTATCAAACTCTAAATAGTATACTCCAGTATAATTACCGCTATGAATATGCCAATTATGAATAGCTTCTTTTTGATATTGTTGATACCATAATTCTGTTAATTTAATTTTTTGATAACCCATTTCTATTGCAAAATTATTTAATTGCTCATGTATAAAATTACCAATCAATTTAACCCAGGGTCTTTCAAAATTTTTTGATAAATTCCAATCTAATTTAGAAATGTTATCATACGCATTGTTTATATTATTTTTCCAATCGCCATCTTTAGTTGAATTAATTAAATCAAGTGTTTTTTCTTTATATTGTTTATGATATTTAAATTTATCTTTAATAATTAAAGAAGGTACTTCTATTTTTTTCATTTTCCTTTTATTTCAGTGTCAGAAAAAGTGTTTAATTTTTTTACATCTTCATTAAATTTAATATTCCAATTAGCAACTATTCTAATTAATACATTTCCAAGATGTCTTAAATCAATATCGGACAAATGTAATTTACCGTTTTTAGTTAATATTTCTATTTCGTTTTCAGAAAAAATTATATCACAAGAACCATTTTCATATTGTTTAAAATTCATTTTTATTTCCTGCGTAGTTAATTATTTTATCGTATTTTACCCAATCTTTAATTCTATTATTATTAAATGCCATGGTAACCCTTTCAATATTTTCAGTCAATGGTTTTACACTATGTCTTAAAATTGGATGAAACAAAACATATCTTCCAATTTTTTCCTCAACCGTTAAATCATGTTCTTTAAAATATGTCCCTGGGCCGCCTTCCGTAAGATAAAGTATTCCACAAAAAGCATCTACTCCACCATGATCATGTTCTGTAGCCTCATCTCCTTTTTTATAAACATTACCCCATGCATCATCTATAGTAAAATTTGTTTTGCATATTTTTTTTATATCTTCTTTGATTAAATAAAGAAATTCATGGTAAAGTGCATGATTATTTAAACTTTGAAATCCCGTAAATTCTCCTTTCACATGAGTTTTTGGTTGATTTTTAGGTACCTCTTTTACTTTTTGCTTTATTACATTTTTTAATTTATTTATTAAATCTATATTATTAATTTCGTTAATTAAAATAAATCCTTCTATTTCAATTTTTTTTATTTTTATTTCCATATTATTTTTGTATTCCTAAGATTTGTCGTTCATCTAAAATAAAATTTTTATAAGGACCGTTTTTATCTACATAATGTAAGAAGGCTTGAGCATGCCAATCTCCCTTAAATTCTTCTCTCCAATGTTCAATTTCACACCCTAAATAAATCACAGCATCTCCTGGCTGCATATTTATTTCTGTCCCATCCATATATATTGGCCATGAAGTCTTATCAGATCCAATCATTACAGTAACACTTATTTCACAAGCTGGTCTATCTTTATGTTTTTCCAAATCAGCAAACATTGTGTACATTCTCCAATAAGCATATGTTGGCAGTAATTCTAAGTCTGTTTCTTTTTGAATTAATTGTAATTTGTTTATCATTAAAGATTCCATTAATGGATCACCATAAAAATAAGTATCTCCATTATTGTTTTGATCAAAATCAAAAGAATCAAAATTAGCTCGATGTTTAATTGCACAATAATTATTTAACAATTTAATTTCTTCTTGAGTTAGAAAATTTTTTATTAGTTTGTATTTAAAATTTTTAATTGTTTTCATAAAAAAATATTTGTAATGTTTCTCTTGGTGGAGCATCTACTGTTGTTAATGATGTAGCATGATTTATTTTTAAATTATTTACTACACATTTATTAAATTCTGGAACAATGGCTCTTATTTCTTCATTATTTTCATATAAAAAAAGTCCTCCATGATTTTTATCCCATTTTTCATTTAGGTATATTGTTGCCCCCATGTATTTTCCACCATCGGTATGAAATGGAATAAAACTTAAATTTGGCCATAAATAGTAGCGTACTGTCATAGGTTTATTTTTTAATTCAGGAAAAAAAGAAATAAATTTATTTTTTATTACATTTTTAAAATTATTATCTTCTATCTCAAAAGCTAAAACAATAGCAGAACTTCTTCTAATAGAAGGATCCCAATTTAAACTACTTCTCCATTTAGATTCTGCATTTTCATAAACATTTTTTTTAATATCATTTATTAAATCAACATTTAAAAAATTATTAAATTCTTTTATAATGCCCATGCTACAACTGAATACCTTTTTCCTTTCGTTACTGGTTTGACTGTGTGAGGATATAAAAAATTACTTGGCCAGATAATCATTCTGTTAGGTTTAACTTCTACTTCCCATTCCCCAGATCCATCTGGGTTTCTAAAACATAAATTACCACCCTCGTAATCATTGTTTAATAACAATATACAACTCATTGTTCTTGGAATGGCTGCAAAATGATCTACATGCCAAGTATAAAAACCACTGTTTTCGTATTTTAAAATTTCAATATCTATAATTTTTTTATAATCATAATCTAAAATATTAGCATCAAATTTATATTGATTTAAAACTTTGTTAAAAAAATAATAAAGTAAATTAAACCAATGTGCTGTGGATACATTACTATTTATATTAGTAAGATAACAAGCATATGTTCTTCTTACATTAAAATTTGTAATTCCAAAGCCGCCTACAGCAGTTTCTACGAATTTTGAATTATTAGAAAATTTAATTAAGCTTGAAAGCACTTTCCAAGGCAATACTTGATCGTATATTTTGATAAAATTTTTTATTTCCATGATTTTTTAATCCAGTTTTTTTCTTTATAAACATTCCAATATTTTAAAAAAAAGAAAATTTTATTATTTATAGAGGTCGATACTTTTACCGGGTTTATTTTCATTTTCCAGTTTTCTCTTTTAAAAGGTATGATTTGAACATAAGGTGTCCCTTTTTTAATAACTGTATCTAAAACAGGATATTTATCTCCATTAATGACAAAAGGAAAATTTATTTCATTTATATATGTATCTGTATCTACAATACCTGATATTATAGAAAATCTATCATCAGAATTATTCATAGGTGAAATAAATAAACATGAATATCCTTTTGGTGTTTTTATTTTCCACGGGTTGTATACTTTATAAAAAGGAAGTTTTTTATTTTTTTCTACAAGAGATGATCCTTCTAATTGAGATATAGGGTGTATTTCTCCTCCAGTGTTTAAATTTAAACCTGTAGAAAATAATACATTTTTAAAACCTCTTAAGGACCATTGATCAAAAGAATCAGGGAATCCGTCAGGGTTTTCAATGTTATGTTGTATATAAAGATCTTGTGGCATTTTTAATATATATCCAGCAGTCAAAGAATCTAAAAATGGCATACATGCCTTAATTGTTATTTTATCTGGACGATTATCTAATTTTTTATACCACTCTGGTATATTTAATTTTGCTGGTATTGGATGATCTTCTTTTAAATTTATATAATTTTCAACAGCAGAAAACTCTATTACATTATCTAACATTCTATTAAAAGTATAGAATGTTTTAAAACAATTGTAAAGGATTTATTACTTCTATTTGTCCAAGGCTATCAATATAGCCTTCTAATGTATTAAGTAAGGGATACTCCACATTATTTAAATTTAAAGAATTGATATATAAAGAATAGTTTTTAGCCTTATTAAGTAATGGACTATTTTTATTTAGTGGATTATTAATAATAATATTTAATATATTTTTTTTATGCTCTAATTCAATTCTTAACTGTTTTTTGTAGAAACCGTAATTATTTGTATCATCATTAGATAACATAAAATCAGAGTCTTTTTCTTGGTTAATATATGCATCCTTATAAGCAGGATCTATTACAGAATATACTATATTATTATAATTAACCACGTTACCAACATAAGTTAATGCAATTTTTTTATTGAGTTTAATTAAATTAAAATCAGAATTATTAATATCTATGATTTTAAAACTATTTAAATTACCATGGGTTAAAAAATTTAAATTAATATCGTTTTCAGCTATTTTAGCTAACGAATTTAAAACATCTTCCGCTTCTTTATTAAATATTAAATAAGCCATAATTATTTACCAATATTTTCCCAAATAACTATAGCCCCCGCTTGTCCAGCAGTACCCGCATTAACCGGATTACAAGGCCCCCCGAAACCCGCTGGCCCACCATTTCCATAACTATTAGATATCAAATAAGTTCTAACTGGAGGATTAAAATTAGCTGTAGGCGCTGTTCCATTATTACCAGGACTTGACATTCCACCGTTTCTACTTCCACCTGAACCACCATTTCCTGCATTAGCGCTTCCAACGTTTGTAAAATTAGTTGCAGCCCCTGCATTACCTGCGCCACCACTAGCGTTATTACTCCCTGCACCACCACCATTACCAGCAGCTCCTACTGCATACGGTTGAGCGAATGGTGCAGTAATTGCTTTATTAAAATATCCATAACCACCTTGACCACCTGTTCCACCACTGGAACCAGCGTTCATAGTTCCTCCACCACCTCCTCCACCACCTCCAAAAATAAGGCATGCAATTGCAGAAGCTGCAGCATTCGCTGTATAAGTTCCACTTCCAGAAGTATACCATTGAGTAGGGACAAATCCTCCACCCCCCGCTGATCCAGAAGAGGCAGCAGTAATACGACCGTCAGCATCAACTGTAATTGTAGCCGATGTGTAAGATGCAGCTGTAACACCAGTTGAAATTAATTGATTTGATCCAACAGAGTTAGCTGCTAGTTTTGATTGTGTAATTGTAGATTGTGTAATTTTAACTGCTGTTACTGCGTTTGTTTGAAGTTGATTTGTTCCAACTGAATTTGCTGCAAGTTTAGCTTGTGTAATAGTTGAATTTGTAATTTGAGCAGCAACAATTGATCCTGATAATGTAGAAAGATCTGCTACTTGAATATCTGATCCATCAGCATATAAAATTTTAATTCCTTTATCTGTTGTAGACCAAGTTTGTCCTGTACCAGTTGATGCGTATTTAAATTGAACTGTAAATGCACCTGTTGTTCCATTTGATACAATCCATGTTTTTTCAATTCCGTTTGGAACTGTTACAACTTGATTTCCTGTGATTGTTCCTGTTAATTTTATAACTGCATTTCTAGCTGTAGCTAATGCATTTTGTGTCATTACAAGTGCTGTAGTTTGAGCACCTCCTGCAATAGAAATACTTTCATATCCAGCAATTGCTTGTTGGACTACTACTAAATTTGTATTTGTAATTTGACCCCATGTACCGGCGTTTTCGCCAGTTGCCATTAATTGTATTGCTAGATCTGTAGTATATGTAGATGCCATACTTTAAATTCCTTTGTTTTTACTCTTATTAAAATATTTATCAGTTTTTGTCAATTAATACAACCCCTATATTTATGCTGCTACTTCTGTCCAATTTATAGATTGTCCAGTATTTACAGGAGCCCAAGCGCTTACATATAACTGACCCGTTGAACCTGTCAAGTTATTTCCTGTTAAATTTACAGGAGTATTTAAAACAACCGTTACAGAACTTACAACTGTTGTTAAATTCTGACCTGTTACATTTACAGGTGTATTTAAATCTATTGTTACACTATCTAATGAAAT